GGCGTTGACAAGGCAGCACGTGATGCTGAACGCCTTGCCCAAGAAATTCAGCGTTCACTTGAGCTAGGCGACAGGCTTGGCACTGAGTTCTCGCGCCAAGTGTTGCTACTTGGCGAAGCAAATGAAATTGAGCAGAAGCGCCTGCAAATTCAGTTTGATTTTGAAGATCGCGCAAAGCAAATTGCAGAGCTTAAAAACACGGAGCAGCAAACCAACCTAAACCAACTCAACGCAGAAATCCAAAGGCTTGAGTTAATTGACCTGCAAACTGAAGCGCTTAAGAAGCAGGCCGAGGAAGCAGACAAGCTTTTTAAGCAAGCGTTTGATGCAGAAGAATTTGGTGTTGCAGGCGGCGGCCCAATCGCCAACATGATCCAAGAGATGCAGCAAGGACTGCAAGATTTTTTGGCACCAGCAAATCAAATACAAACAGCTGCGGTTGCAATTGGTGATGCTTTTTCAAGTAGTTTTAAAGATGTCATTACTGGCGCCAAGTCAGCGCAAGAGGGAATCTCCGACTTTTTCGCCAAAATTGGCGAGGCTTTGATTGATTACGCTACGCAAGCTATTGCTCAATATCTTGCAATTGGCGTTGCAAGATTGTTTGCTGGTGTCGGCGGTTTTGGTACAGATACAACTGGCTTAAGTTTTAATGGTTCGCCATTGTCGGGCGGTAATATGTTCCCGACTGGCGCATTTGCCGAAGGTGGATTTGTTACGGGGCCAACTAATGCGTTAATCGGCGAAGGCGGTGAACCGGAATATGTCATCCCGCAGTCCAAAATGTCCGCCGCAATGTCCCGTTACTCGCGTGGCGCCCGTGGCGAATCCGTCATCCCCGGCAACGGCACCAGCACTGAAGGCGGCAGCGCAGCAACTGCAACGATGCAGCCAATCGACGTGCGCTACAGCGTTGAACGCATCAACCAAGTGGATTACGTCACCGCCGATCAGTTCCAAGCTGGTATGCGGCAAGCGGCTGCCCAAGGCGCTAAACAGGGTGAGCAGCGTGCTCTGACTAGTCTCAGGCAAAATACCAACACACGTCGGAGAATTGGTCTATGAGCGACACACTAGCGTTTGGTCATTACTTGACTTTGCGAACTCCCACTGAAACAGGTGGCTACAAATTTCAGAATTACTGGGTCAATGAAGATGCGCCTTTTTTCAATGTGACAACTGGGGAGCCAAGCTACTTTGGCTTCATGCCTTTTGCTTTTAGCGGCACCACTTTTACTAAATCTGGTGACAATCAACCGGCAACGCTTGTGTTCCCAAATAATTCGCTGAGTCGCGGCTGGGCGCAAATTGCCGTAACAGACAAGTGGCTCGCAAATGTACGCACGGTGCTCGTCAACCCAGACAGTAAAGAAAATTACACCTTGCTAAATGCGTATCTTGGCCAAATTGTTACAGCAACATGGGATGACACTAGCTTGAAACTGCAGCTTGCCTCCGTGTTTGATGCTGTTGGTGCAGATGTACCAAGAAAGCGACTGACCAAGCAATTGGTGGGCAACTTACCATTGACCGCTAGCGTCCGGGTGCAGTGATTGATTTAATTGGGCGACCCTACCGTTATGGTGCTGATGGGTCCGATCCAGACAGTGCAATTGATTGCATCCATTTGGTTTTGCTGGTACTGGATCGCTTGAACCTTGAACGGCCTCCTGTGCGCCAAGCTTGGTATCAAGGCAATCCTTTCGTGATTGGTCGCGACCTGTTGAAATGGTGTCGCAGAATAGAGCAGGCGAAGTACGATGGTGACGTGCTACTGCTGCCGCAAGAAACCACGGCTTTTGCGGTTTACTGGGAAAACGGATGCCTCTACATCAACCAGCATTTGAAGGCGGTGGCATGGTGCCCTATCGCCGCAGTACCAATCAACCGCTGCTTCCGTTTGAAAAGCGCCTAATTGCTGAGCTTGGATGCAGTGACGAAGAGTATCGGCAATTTTCGGATCATATAAGACAGCATCCGTATGTAAGGCCAGCGGAATATGCCCATGTGCCAGATGTAAGAAATGATCCACTTACAGTTGCAATTGTTAGTTTAGTCATTGGACTTGCATCGACCGCAGCATCATTTTTATTGGCGCCAAAACCTCAACAATTTGATCAGAAACGATCGAGAAATCGACAGCTTGGCGGGCAGCAAGGAACAGACATTTATGCACCATCGTTTGGTTTTGACTCAATTCAAAACCTTGCCGAATATGGATCTATTGTTCCTATTTGTTTTACAAAACAAGAGCAGCACGTAGACGAAAACGGAACAGCTTTTATTAGCGGTGGGCAAGTTATTACGCCAAATCTTGTTTGGTCACGCATAAAAAGCTGGGGTAGCTATCAAATAGCTGAGCTTGTGATGATCGCTGGGCAAGGCGACATGCCGCGTCCTGAATTGTCCGGCATCTTTTTAGGTAACAATGCGCTTAATAGCGTTTATGAAGAGTTTTTTGATTTCTACTGGAATGGTGGATATGAAGCGTTGGCCGGTGGATCGCGCTTACGTGGGCAAAACTTGCGTTACGGCAGGCTTTCTTCAGAAATCGGTTTGGCGCCAGGTGATGATGCTTTTACGGCACCTACTTTATCTGCAGTAAATCAGGCTGCGTTTAGCGGGGCGCTGACGCCTAGCAATCAAACGACTTTTGGAGTTTATCGGGGAATCCCGAACGGTACGCCGTTCCGCCCAAACTGGGAAATTGTTTCCGTGCTTGAAGGCGATTACATGACTGCGGAGCAAAGAGCAGAGCAAAGACATATTTACAAAAAATACGTTGATCCCTATCTAAAAAACAGTCATCCACAGGGACGCTGGGGGATGCCCGGAACAGGTAGAAACTATGCTCGTCGTGTGGGCATCATAAGTCTAAATGGCCAAGGAATTACAGAGAATCGCCAACAAGATAAATATGGAACTTTTTGGACAAATGTTTCTGCTGAATTAGAAGTAAATGAAGGCGATGAAATTACTGTATTGCTTGGTCGCAACCGTCAAGAAACGGTCCCATTTCAGTTTGAAGATAATGACGACAAAGCAGACCTAGAACCTTTGCGCTTAGATGACATTCGGAGCGCAGTAGAAGATGAGATGCGTCGCTATGACGATCAATTTGCACTTGGCGCAAAATTTATGATCGGTCATAGTACATGGCAGGTTATTGAGCGACCAAGTGACCCATACGATCCCAAGCTGCACAGCGACGATGGGTACAGGATTCGCCTTAAGTGTCTAGAAGCATGGACAAATAACAACCGAGTTATCGGTGTCGTAGCAAGAGATTTCATAAATAAACCCAATGCAATTCCCTACGCGGATTTAGACGAAACTTTTTACCCAATATGTGAATACGATATGGCGACAGTGCTAAACAACAGGCCATGCGATGTCACTGAAATAGGGATTAAATCTCAAGTCTGGAGCCGGTTTAACGGGTTAACAAATTTCAATACCATTCCTGCGCCATTTTTTCTAAATAGGTACAACAAAAAAGGTATTGCTGTGCGTGCTGGCACAATGAACAGCTACGCCCGACGTACATCGTTCTTCTTTTTAGACGTTCGCAACTCAAACAATGAACCATGGCGCGACTACAACCGAAATGAAGGCTGGGTGGCAATCGGCCCTTACGCTTTTGCTGTAACAGGTAGCTCACCTCAAGACATTTATTCCTTTATTCGGATTACACATCCAACACGCTCACAGCTTGAGTTTAGGTTTAGGCCCATTACCAGTGCAATTTTTGGTCAGCAAGCAGATCCAAACTTGGTGGTATTTGAACTAGACGGTGGACGCCCTGGTCTGCATACATGGGAAGCAACTAACTATGTAGGGACTTTCCGCGTAATGGCACGCGGTCGGCAGCGCACGGCACGCGATCTGTTTACGCATTCTGAAATGACCCCCGTTCCCGAGGCAATTGGGGATGTTACATACGGAGAATGGCGAACAACAGGCGAAGTTGAATCAGCTGTGTTAAGTCGCATTGTATATGCGGATAACGTTCAGACAGTAGTTACGGACAAACAGGAAGGCAGCGCACTGACAATTGCTACCTATGCCAAATATGGTTCACCAGGGCGTGATCCCTATTTCGACAATCTACCTGATGGAACAACAGAGTCAATTGAAGGCTGGAACTCAATAAGAGACGGCAAAGAAGTTTATATGACAGTAAACATGAAGTCATACGCTCGTTCCTATGCTGATACGCCAAGGAATAAATGGTGGAACCATGAATCCGTAACAGTTGTGTCATCAAGCAACAACTGGCAAGATGGTGATACTTTCTATAAAAGCGTAAGCCTGCTTAGTGGCACTCAGATATTTTTTGAGTACGAGGTAACAACGAAAAAAGAGTACGTCCAACTGGATCAACCTAGATCTTCCGCCCGCCTTTTTGAGGCTTATAGCGCAATTGCTGAAGTTTCTCACTACGGCGATCTGATCACCAGGAGCTGCGATAACGGCCCCGAGCATGAAGTCGTTTATGTGAACGAATGCTTGTCTGAAGAGCCTGCGCCGCAATACGACAACTGCGCTGTTGTTGGCTTGAAAATTCGCAGCGGCAATATGTTCGGCCAACTAGATCAGGTGCGTGTCTGCATTAAAAACGGAATTGAGGTAGAGCGTTTGGTGGATGGTGATCGTGGCTCCAGCAACTTGCTAACTGATTTCCTCTGGTACTTATGCACTGACACAGACACAGGCGCGGGGGCAATCATCAATTCTGCCCTGGTTGATCGTGATGCTTTGATTGAAACCGGCAGATTTTTACGGGCCAATCAACTGTTTTTTGATGACGTAATTGCAGAGCCAACCAACATCAGATCCTGGTTGGCGGAAAAAGCCCCATCAATGCTTTGCTACTTGACCTTGAAAAATGGTCGCATTGCCATCGAGCCCGCTGTTCCATACGATCCAGATAGCTACAAAATTGACGGCGACCGTCCAGTAAAAATTAGTGCGATGTTTACTGAAGGCAATATCATTGAGGGTTCATTTACGCTTGAGTGGCTTGAGCTAGAGGATCGCAAGGATTTTCAGGCTGCTGTCCGTTATCGCCGCCAAGGGAACAACCGTTTGCCTGGCGAAGAAACCGTGATCGTGCGTTACGCAGATGCTGGGTCGTCAAGCTACCCAATTGAAGAATTTGATTTACCGCATGTTTCTCATATGGGTCATGCCATCAAAGCTGCCCGTTACTTTTTAGCCATCCGTAAATACGTGACTCATACGGTTACTTTCCAGTCGCTGCCTTGGGGCATGAGCTTGGCGCCTGGTCAATACATACGAGTGGCGACCGAATCCAGCCCTTACAATCCCGTGAACAACGGAATTGTCAAGCCAGACGGCACAATTATTGCTGCCACAACCCTGAGTGATGGCGAATACAGCGTGTATTTCTGGGAACGTGATCAACAAGAAGTCGCAAGCGGGACACTTCAAGTGAGCGGTGGCCTTGCAACTAACCTGAAGAATTGCGTTTTCTCTGTGATCAATACAAACGTAGCAAATCAGGTTTATCAGGTTGAAGCGCTTGACGTTGATGAAAACGGTATTGTTACTATCAAGGCAAGCAGCTTCCCGGTCGATGCCTCTAACCGTAGTTTGATCGGCAGGGACGTTTTAGACTTGGATGGTTCGTTTGAGGCAATTGGAGCTGCCGCCTAATGGCTTATCCCACGTATGCCCCAACAGGACGCAGCTTTAGCGCTGGCGACTATCCATATAAAACGTTTCAGTCGCAAAACGGCAAAGAAGTTCGTATTTTATATGGCGATAAGCGCACTGGCATGACATTGGATCTGTCATACGACAACATCCCCGACACGCAAGCTGATGATTTTGTAGCGCATTACGACGAAACAAAGGGCGGGTTTAGTAGCTTTGCTTTGCCTTCTGCGTTTCGCACTGGCTGGAGTGGAAGTGCTGCTGCAATTGATGCTGCGACCGGCAATCAATGGCGTTATCAGGAGCCACCGACCATTAAGTCGGTGCGTCCCGGCATCAGTAGCGTTACAGTAAAACTGATAGGGGTGCTTTGATGGCTAAGGTCTATACCGGCAGAGACGGTCGCCTGTTAATTGACGGCACCGAACAGATCAAGGTCAGCAGCTGGAGCTTGACCGGAAATCTGGAAACGCTTGAGACGACAACGCTAGGCGACTCTCAGCGCACCTACACACCAGGCGTGCAGGAATTTAGCGGAAGCGCCAGCATTCTGTACTACAACGATGGAACTGGTCGAAACGATGCCGCTCTTGCGCTTAAAAAAGTCTTAAAAATTGCTGGTGTGAGTGATGGTGATACGGTAGACATGCGACTGCGGTTAGTAGAAGGCGCTATTAACCATGATGTGCGTCTTGCCGCTTACATCACTAGCGTTAGCTTTGGCGCTTCTGTTGGTGAGATCACCCGTGCAGACATTTCATTCCAAGCTACAGGGGCATTGACTGAGGTAACGATCTAATGGGCGTCTATCTTGGCAACATTGGAAACGTTGAAATAACGCGGCAATCTGTTGAAGAGCCGCTAGAGAGCATCGTCAATCCATCAGACGTAAACGCAGGGCGCAGTAGATTTTCATTTGACTTTAACGAAGGATGTTTAATTAGCGGCGACTTAATTGAAATTACATCTACCGACGGCACAACATTAGATTTTGTTGCCGCATCAGGCTGGGGCGATAACACCGTTTACGCGAGCGGCAACTGGTTTATTTTTGTTGATGAACTAGGCGGTATCAGGCTTTACGACAATTTTGATGACAGCCTAGAAGGCAGTACAGCTGGCTTAGTTGAGCTTCGAGATATAGCGCGTGACATTCCAATTCAAGTAACCATTCGTGATCGTGGCGGGCGACTATTGGCTTGCGTTACTGACTACGAACTAAATACAAATCGCGAAACGGTTGATATTACAGTTTTAAGTGATCGTTATCGTCAGCAATACAGTTCGTTGATCACTGGCAGCGGTCGAATTAGTGCCCAATGGGATTATGTCAACGAAGCCGGGTATGAACCAGTTAACTATTTAATGCAGCTTGTTTTGCGCACAGAAATAGGATCTAATTTGCATATTAAGCTGTATATTAAGAGTCCAGACACTGACGCAGCGGGCGGCAGTTTTGCCGGTACGCAGTTCAATGATGCCTTGTGGTGGGAGTTTGATGCGCTAATCACTAACAGCGCGACAAGCTTCGCGCCAGGAGACATTATTGTCTCCACAATTGATTTTGTGGCTACTGGGGCGATTAAGCTGCGCGCCAAGACAACCACATCAAGACGTTTGCTTCAGGAGGCTGGTAGCCCGATCTTGCTGGAGCAAGGCGGGAATCTACTTCTCGAAGGCGACGAGTCCGCCTAAGATGGTTGTACTGACCTAAGTAAGCACAATGGCAGACCTGCGGATCAGCGAACTACCAACGCTTGCAGGCGCCAATCTCGCCGCTGGTGATTTTGTAGCTGTAGCGGATATAAGCGCGAGTGAATCGCGCAAGATCACCGTGACCGACTTGGTGGGTAATGCCACCACGTTGATTGCTGATGCCACGATACCGGGAGCCAAAATTCTTTTTGGTAGTCAACAGATCGCTGGTGCAGCGCTAGTTAATTCGTCTATCACATCAACGCAGCTTGCTAACGATGCGGTAACTGCATCCAAGATTGGCGATGAAGCCACAGTTGATCTCGTAACAGTGCTGCCTTTGAGCGGTGCGTTTGTAGGTCAGCTTGCTCTCGACGTTGATGACAACAAGGTTTACTGCTGGAACGGATCTAGCTGGATCAGCTTTAAGGCTGCGGGTTCAATCAACAGTGTCGTCGGCGATAGCTCGGGTGTTGTTAATATCACGGTCAGTACATCTGGGGATGAAGTAACAATCAGCACCACGCTGGACAATAGTACAGCCGCTGGTCAATTTCTTGCTGGTCCCAGTGGTAGTGCTGGTACTGTCAGCTACCGCACAATCGCATCCGGTGATCTGCCAACAGCAACAACTGATGCAAAAGGCGCTGTTCAGGTCAATGGTGGTGGACTAACACTCAGCACAGACACCATTGAAATTGATAATACGGTTACTGCTAATTCAAGCGAATATCACTTAGTTCAATACACGGCAAAGGGTCTGGTCACTGGCGGACGTTTAATTCAGGCAAGTGATCTGCCTGCCGCTTCTGCTGGAATCATCGGCGCAGTATATCCCGGCACAGGTTTAGAGGTAAATCTTGATGGCAGCCTTGATCACACCAATACTGCCACTC